TATCGGCGTCATACTCAGCATAGCTATACTCCATTACGTTCCCCATTGATTCTTAAATAAGGGAACTTGCAATCTATCAGAATATCTCCAGCCCAATTTCATTGCCATTTCTGCAACTCGTTTATTGTTCATATAATACACGGTTTCAACGCCACCTACTGGCATCAAATAAATATGCCCATAAAATCCTGCTTTGCGATATTCCGCCACTGCTTTTTCTGCTTCAACAACATCTTCTTCTGATGCTACTACAAATTTTAGATATGTATTACCTATTTTTTGATAGTCGCAAACTACATCTGGCTTAATTGCATCTTCCCACTTTTCGCCCGAAACAGATAATTTAGGGGAAACCGAGAAAGTTAATTTATCATAATCTCTACCAAAGCGTGTCCATTCTTGAAATAGATACTCATTGAATTCCTCAGACAAAGATTGGGTACCGTTTGTCTCAAATGTTAGCTCATCTAAAGATTTCATCAAAGGATGTTCTAATAACTGTTCGTAGGATTTTTGCCAGCCCAACAAAGGTTCACCGCCAGTAATTACCAAATGCTCTTGTTGCCAACCTTTTGCGGGCAATAGTTCTACAATAGATTTTGCGATGCTATCGACTTCAAGTAGAGGAGATAGCCCTTTAAATCTTGGATCCCAACTAGCATATGAATCGCAACCAGTACTAACCAGCGGCAGTTCTTTATATGAAAGAAACTTACCAATTTCTGCAGCCACATAATCGACCTCTTTACTGTATTCACCTTTCGGCATACCAAACCCACTACAAGTAAAGTTACAACCGAATGTACGAAGGAATACGGAAGGTACACCCATGTACCGACCTTCTCCCTGAATACTATAAAATAGTTCTGCTACTTTAATTTTGCTCATATAAGTCTTTATCAATTTAATTATACAGTATATAGTATTTAATCAAGTAAGTCTATAGTAGGAATGTCCGTTTCTGCGGACTTTTTCTTTCGAGATTTTGTTTCGGAAGGGGTTTCCCGTTTTTCGGGATCAATTGTATCTAATTGTTTTTTCAAATATTCAATTAATTGTCTACCGGATTCGCTATCATCATTTTGCTGAATAATAGAATCCAAATCTAAATTTTCAATTATTTTATATTTGGTTGCTTGATGTTTTTTCTCTTTTTGAATTCTGCGAATAAAAGCAAAGAAAATAATTTGTGTATAATATGCAAATGGATTAGATGATTTGGTAGGATCAAATTTTCCTGCAGCGGTTAGACAGTTTTCAATGCCATCTGAGATCATATCATCTCTAAAGGTATAATTAATAAAATTGGATTTATATGAAAGGTGAGTCGCAATTTTAATAAAACATTCGCCGATATAATCTGGAACCTGAGGAATTTCCTGCCCTGCTTCCTTTGCAGCATCTACAGCAGTCTTGTATATTAACAATTCTGCTAAGAATTTTTTATTGTCCACATAATGAGCAGGATCCATTTTAGATTTAGTGGAGGGTTCTCGTACCTCTTCTACTTCTTGTAGTGTTGGTGTCGTCTCTTCCATCGTAGTCGTGTTCGTCGTCATGTATTTCTCCCAAGGTTTCCAGAAATTCTTCTATTTCCTGAATTTCATCTTCATTATCAAAGTCATCTGATAATCCATCTTCTATTTCTTCTTCTAATGCACGTTGTTCCAAATATGAAAAATAATTCGACTTCAACGATTCTTTAATATCTATAGCTGTGATAATTTGGTCTGTAGAAATCTCATATACATTCCCGTTCGCAAAACTAAACCACGGTATAAGTATATACGTCTCTACTAAATTTCTACCCTTCGGAGTTCTAATAACATTTAGAACTACTGGATTAGTTATGCTTATCATACCGCGATCGGTAAAGTTTACACAGTTATCCTCAGTTCCACAGATAATATTATCCCCGGATGAAAGCTTCAATAATTTATAGTATGTTGTATCTTCCATTAGATTGATACCTTAATTAATTTGTAATTGAAATGTTCATCATTATAAATTTTAATACGTTCTATCATATGCAACAAGGTGTAATTCTTTTTAGATTTCCAAGTAAGGTCGTCACCTATATCATATAACGTACAACTATCTTTATTATCGCTTGTTCTAAGTCCTCTACCAATTGATTGCAAATTTCGAATGCGCGACTTAGAGGGGGAGGCAAATATAATATTATGTAAATTTCGAATATTTATCCCAGTTGAAAAAGTTCCATACGATGCTACAATTATAGCATCCTTTTCGTTTTCTGTCAATCCTCGTATTTGCTCACGTTGCTCTGTATCTGTACCGCCATATACAAAAAACACTTTTCGATTTGGTTCTTTTTGTTGGATCATTTCGTGTAAACTTTTTCCATGTTTTTCAACATATTGAAAAAGTACCAAGGTGTTATTAGTTTGCTTTAAAGCAAGATTGCGGATAAACCGGTTTCTTGGTTCATATTGGACAAGAAAATCCATTTCTTCTTGATACGAATTTCCTTTTAGAGATTTTCGTATTTCGTCAGGATATTCTAATATAATATTAAATATTTTTAAATCTGCGAGGGTTTTATCTGTTATCAACTGCTTAGTAGAAGTAACCTTTAAGACAGGACCAAAAATACCTTCAAGTACTAATCTATGAGTTTTAAGCCCATCTAAGGTTCCAGTAGTTCCAATTCTAAAAGGAGAGTTATCGCACTTATTTAAAATTGTAGTTAAAGACTTTGCTTTAAACTGGTGCGCCTCATCGCCATAAATTGTTTTAAAATCACTAAAAAAGGATTTAGGTAATTTATAAAGAGATTGCCATGTACTAATTATAACATCATATTCATTAGATTTTTCATGTCCTCCGTAGATACGATGGCAATGTTCTGATGCCTTCCAACCATTCATAGATGAATAGTCTTGAAAATCAGTATACATCTGTTCTACTAACGACGTCGTTGGTACTAAGATAAGTTGACGTCTATTGAACATCTCATGCCAACGTAATAAACAGTATATGATAAGAGATTTACCTGAGCCAGTGGGAGAGAGTAAAAGACGTCTACTATCAACAATTGCTGCATATACCGCATCTATTTGATAATCCCTAATACTAATAGGCTGACCTTTAGATGCCAATTTTAAACTAAGACAAAATTCTTTGACCTGATCATATGTGACTGAATCTTTAAAATTCGGAATAATTGAATCTTGTACCGTATATTCTCGTTCTTTAGCAAAAGCAGTCACATAGTCTTTTAACCCTGTGTATAGCTCTTTGGTAAACATTGAAAATAATCGAACCTTGCCATCCCACATACGAGATTTATATAATGGATGAAATTTTGCTCCAGGAACATCAAAACAAAAATGATCACTTAGTTCCTGAGCAATTGAAGGATCACATAACACCTTTATATGAACCTCATCTTTTTTAATCAATATTATATCTGCAACCATTACATCATTCCACTTGTAAATTTATTCCACTCAATGCAATTCTTTATATCCCAAGTTCTACTATTTAAAGAACGAATAATTTGCTCAAGCTGATATAAAACAGTTTTAAAATATTCCACTTTATCCTCAAGAGTTATTAGGTCTTTATCGCAGGACAAAAATTCATCCATCTCATTTTTTAGCGGTTTATTTCCTTGCCATTGATCCCACTCATATTCGGCAAGTTCGGCGCTTGTTAATTCGCCCCTGTAATACCGATACTTTAATCGTCTAGTATTAAAGTAATCGGATTCTGCTTTACGAAGATTTAGTTTGCTAGATGTTAGATAATTTAAATACTTGGCGTGAAGGTTTGGGGTTCTGGCAGATTCACGACCAAGATTCAATTCATCAATCTTACAATCCTCCGCCCAGGATTCTTGAAGATCAGATAATTTCATAAATTATCCTACTTGAATAATTTGAGAAGGATTACCTTGGAAATTAAACGAACCATAGTGGTTCAGGGAGATCGACGGATCAAGCCAAATTTCGCCACCGATGTCTTGCCATCTACGACTAAACGTATAATCTTCAGAAAGATAACGCTTATCCTTTGGATCAATCATTGTATCGAAGAATGCGTAAAAATGAGGATTTAATTCTGGAGGTGTATTCAAATCATTGTTATATTTTAGATCTGGATACGCCGCAATCATTTTATCAATAACTTCTCGTTTAATCATCATAAAGCCAGTTGCGCCATCGTGTAAACGAATCAACCCATTCTCAATTGCAATTTGTTTCTGTTCGCGATTAATGAACTTAAAGTTGATTGCATAATCGCTACCAAATGATGCAATTTGTTTGTCGTCATATGCAGTATCATGTTGACGAACGCTTTCACGAATACGCTGCCAATTGACACCTTTCTTAGGATATGCACCTACGGCAACATCTTTATTGTGAGCAATTAGTTTAATAACATCTTCAACTTGGAATTCGATGTCTGCATCAATAAACATTAGACGAGTAAAATCGCTTTGTAGGAAATATGCTACCAAAACATTTCTAGCTCTAGTAACCAAAGATTCATTCGCAATAGTTCCAAACGCAATAGGAATTTGATGTTGATTGCAGAAAGTTAGTAATCGAATAGTTGATCTAAAATATGCTTCAGTTAATTGTCCGCCATAACACGGAGTAGCAATGAAAATACGTTCTTTACGAAGGTCGTCTATTTTCACTTCTAGCTTTTTTTCGTTGGGATTGTTTGCTGCCTCTTGATTGCCGCCTGCCTTTGGCAATTTAGGAATTGAAGGCAGGGGCATCGGTTTTACTTTTGTACTCATAATAACTCCAAATTAAAAAATTATAAAGGTTCTACTTCGAAAATAGTATATTTGAATGTTGCAATTGCAGTAAAATACTCTACGGTTTGAGAAGTAATATCAAAATCCAAAGCCTGTAATGATATAGGGAACAGGTTTTTAAATATTATATTTACTTTAGGCGAGTTTGTCGAGTCGAGAATAGTCAACGTACCATCCGAGTATGCCAAAATCTCTTCAGTACCATCCTTTTTGGTTACAAACGGAAATCTACTTACCTTATTATCCGAAAATGTTTTGAATTGAGAATAATCTTTAGGAAACCCTAAGCCAATTATCCATCGATATAATTCAAGGTAATTTCTCATATCTTCAGCAACAATGAATCTAATTGTAAATTCACCAAAGTTTATTTTATCACCAACCGTTGGTAAATCTACAAACGGAGTATTTTGAACAGCATATCCTAATTGCAAATCTGGAAGGTTTGCCGATTGACAAGTAAATGAGACTTTAGGTAAATCTTTTAAACTAAATCTAAACGCATTTGGTCGTAAATAATCATATGTCGTTGTTTGCGATTCAGCTATAGCATTTTGAATAACGTCTATGTTTGCGGTGTATGCCATTGTACTCCTTTCTTCATCTTATTATTTATAGCCGATACAAAGGTTAAAAAAGGGGGAAGTTTCCTCCCCCCTTAAATTCCGATCTTATTGTCGGCTACTTCAATTACATTAGGTTCGCAACCTTTGTACGACGATAATACTGATTGCGATTTGCTGTGAAGCTATCGCCATCCGAATCCGACAAGCTATCCGACGAAGTTACATACGGGTTAGCAATTAGACCATAACGTGTCTTAAAGCCGATTTTTGGCTGGAAGCTATTAGGATCAATTGCACGAACCATTTGTAACGGAACGTATGGGCAATAGAACATACCTGCATCGTAAGGACTTGTACCTTTGTAACCAACTACATAGAACTGGTTAGCAGCACCTAGGTTTGACGAATATGGGTCAATATACACTCTATAACGTCCGTTTAAAACGCCTGCGAATGTATTACCTGTATCATCAACATTTAGGTTTGTGCTTAATGCTGGAGCATAATCTAATACGCCCGACATAGCTAGTGCACTTGCAACGTCTGCTGAGCAAACGATGAAGTTACCTTTTCCTCTACGAGTGTCTTGTGCAATGTGGTTAGCATCACGTTCGATATTAAATAGCAAGCCCTTAAAGCGCTCTACAGACCAACGTCCGTTTGAATCAATATCTAAGTCAAATGTACCTGCTGTTGCTGTTGAAGGCGAACCTGCTTTAGCAACTTTGTAGATTGTACGAACCACTTCGCGATTAATCTCAAACATAAATTCTTGCGAAAGAATGTTCGATAATTCTGCTTCAGCGTCAAGACCATGAATTGCCTTTAAGTCTTGTGCTAATTCAACGGTGTATTCTGCTTTTAATGCACGTGATTTAGCAGTAACTGTTGTCTTATCAATCGAGAAAGACATTTCTGCATAATCTTCCTTAGCTTCCATCGAACCTGTTGGAATAGCATTACCGGTGTTATAAGTACCGAATACAGGATTGCTACCTGTACCGTCAGTAAAGCCACCCGAAAATCCGGTGTTCGCTTCGTTGAATAATGCTTCTTTACGAGTCGTAGTGTTATTACGCTCCGAACCATACATCGAACGCATTGCAAAGATTAGGCCAGTAGGACCTGTCATTGGTTGTACACCGCAAATGTCATAAGCCATTAGATTAGGCATTGCGCGACGGACTAGACCAATTAGAATTGGATCATATTTTTGAATACCATCAGTTGCGCTAATGTTATTCGAAGGTGTTTCGAAAAGTGCTTGACGCTCTTCACGTAACGATTTCTCTTGATTCTCTAGCAATACTGCTGTAACAGCACGCTTATATGAATCTTTAATTGGGGGTAGATCAGCGTGATCTAAAATTGCGCCCCACTTTTGTTGGTAATTCTCGGATAAAAACATTTGATTCTCCTTTATTTACAACTTATTTAAATTTATAAGTTATACTCGTTTAATTGTTCTTGATAAGGCTTTAGCATACGAAGATACGACATCATTAGAAGCGAAGCTGTCTTCAATACTAGTTTCTTCTACAAGGGGTTGTGTTTGGGAAATTGTGAAAGACTCTTTTCCAGATGTTAATGGGAAATAGTTTTCCTTAATTACCGCAACCTTTTCTCTGTAAATTTCTTCATTCTCAAAATTTACACCGTCTAAAAGTTTTGTTAATTTATTAACTTGGGTGTCGGCTAAATCATCAGACATTTCGCTGATAATTAAATGTTTCTTTAAAGACGACACTTCAGTATGTAAACCAACATTCTGTTCTAGTTGACGATCTAGACTTTCTTCTAAATCTGTTACCTTACTTTGTAATTCACCTATTACATCATATTTTTCTTCAGGCACTTCAATATAATGTTCTTTGAAGAGGGCCTTAAGTCCCGACATGAAATCTTCGGCTATTTCAGTGCGCAACCCATTATCGATTGCTAATTTATTTTCTTCCATGTAGTTCTCAACTACATAGTTTAGATAAGCATCGACCTTTTCAACAATGCTTTCTGTGTACTCATTGAACTCTGCAGAGTATTTTTCCTCCAACGCTTCGCAGACTCTTTCCATCTCATCGTTGACTTTAGCAATGACTGCTGCTTCAAAAATGGATGTTGCTTTCTCTCTAAATTCTTCGGATAAATCTTCACCGAAAATAGATGGCATATCAATATTTAACTCTTGATCTGCTTCTGACAATTCGTCCATATTTTCGTCATCCTCTGTGTCTACGTCTTCGGTGCGTCTATAAACAATTTTGCCTGCCTTGTCTGTAGATGTTTCATTGCCTCTATTTGTGTCTTTAAACTGTAAACGACCTTGGTCGTCTGTAGAAGATTTAACTTCTACATTTTTATCTTTCTTAAAGACAAGACGCCCTTTATCATCTACGGATGTCTGAATGTCCTTATATCGGTCATTTATTGTGCTATCCGTATCTGCCTCAGAAACAACTTCTTCTTCCTCACGAATACCGGTATTCATAGGAATGGCTGGCCAACTAGCACCTAGGTTCGGTGTACCTTGAACCGTAGTAAAGTTAGGGGCTACTCCAACTGAACCTTTCATCGCAATAGTATTTTTAGAAATACCTTTTGCAGTAATGGCGCCTTGATTTGCTTCATTTTCTCCGCGATCTTCATGGGATGCTTCTTCTGAACTACCTTGTTTAGGAGAAGATGAATCTCCTCCATTGGCAGGTTTGATCGAGGAATCCTTTGTTACATTGGAAGAACTTCCGGCAGCTTCATCTAAAGAAGCTTTGACCTTTA